ACTTCAACAGGCCAAGGATAAGCAGATACTTTCTTCTTGATAAAACTCATTTGATAAGAAATAGAGATACCTTGCTACTTTAACCATAAAAAAAGAGGGCGTAAGCCCCCTTTTAATCAAATCAACGCTGATTTACTTGTATTGAAGCTCAAATTCATCGTTTCCAGCAGTTGATGGACATGCTGTGAACGGAATATCAGCCATTACGATGCCATTCAACTCTGAATAGCTCACATCACCAATATCAACTTTGGTGGAAGTGAACTTAACGATGTTTCCTGCTGTATCACCATGAGTAAATTGCAAATTACCCAAACTTGAATCTGTTAAAGCAGCAGCAAAATAATCCTTAGTACCTGGCAATGGTGCTTCGATAGTAACGCTACCTGTTGTCTGCCTGTCTATCAAATGAACCTCTTTAGTTCCCCCGACAAGTTCCATGTACTGAGTTTCTACTCCAGCATCGAAGGAGAAACTTTGTAACGCACCAGCGTAAGACAACAACTCAAATCCAGCAGTATTACCGTTCTTGAATACTAATGGTGTTGCTTGCGCTCCATAAGTAACAGAAGGTAGTGCAGCGTTGGCAGGAGCCACATATATGCCTTGGAAAGAGAAGTCGATTGTAGGAATTTCTCCAACAGTCGCTGAGATACTAAATGTTCCTCGACAGCCTGTTGTCTTATGTAAGACACCATCTACGTTGTAATAAATAGTTGCTGACTCAAAAGAACCAGAAACAGGTGCGTAAGTAACACTTGTGTTAGCAGCGACTGTCTCGCTAAGACCACATGCTCTGAGTGCCTTGCCCACTCTAGGAGCCGTACCTGCTGCGGTTGATCCTGCAAGTTCTACGCTGAACGTACACTCAACTCTTGTATTAGCTAGTAGCTGTCTTGAAGCACCGAGATAAGGTCTAATTAAATCTCTGGAAACAACATCACTCGCTTGAGGAGTTATCGACAGATCCCTCACTAGGATTGCGTCTGCTCCCGTTGGAGTTGGATCTGTTCCGTAACTGCTTTCCAGTTCCAGAAGAATTACTCGTTTCCTGTTCAGAAGTGCCATTGGCTGTTCCCTCTAATGATGTTTGTGGAGAGGTGCGCTTTACGAGAGTGCGTTCACCTGTTTCTGGATCAAGCAGGTAGCTACCGCCTTCCCCTGGGTTTTCACCATTCATAATAAATGAAGTGGGTTGTTAGGTATCAACATATTATGTCGATAAGTTGTTATAAGCCGTTCTGTAGTCAATTTCATATTCACAAAAAATGACTCCAGCAGGCTGATCCGCATCAATTGCTTCAAATGTAGTAGTTGACGGCCTTATATCTAAAGCTAAACCTCCAATTGTCGGATCATTTACTAATTTCGTATGAAGACTATTAATCGTTGCATCAGCAACATTGTCAGGAATTTCACCTCGAACAATTACAACAACTCTTATTCTTAAAGTCCAATCAAGCTTCTCATACGTTGCAGAAGTAACTGTTGGCTGATCATTTATTGGCTCAATTACAATTGCTGGTGACTCATTCCTAGCTGTAGGAGTTACTCTCGTTCTATATATGCGAGTCCCGACCCCAGTAGTCCCTGCTAATTGCGTTTTTAATGCAGCTAAAATTTGTTCTCTTTTACTTGCCATTAGTCACCTCTATGTTTTGGTGAGAGACAAGATGCACAATGCACCGTCATCTATCTTTCTAACGCTTCTAACTGTATAAGCTGCTCCATTTACTGTAAGACTCCCACCAAAAGCAACTGCGCCCAAATCAGTTGTTTTAGCAATCAATTGATAGTCGGTGGTCATTACCACTCCATCAGCGACTATCTCATCGGGCTGTTCAAGAATCCCCTTGTATGTCGAACTTGAATAAACGACAGTATCTTGGAAATCCTCAAAGAAAATATCTAAATCTTCAGTTAAAGCCATAAGAAAAAGCCCCCTCGCAGACAGAAGGGGGCCATAAATAAATTAGCCGTACTTTTTCAAGCCAAGTGCATTTACAGAAAATGTAAATGATTGACCTGATGAACCGCCAATTGTGTACTTGATACGGACATAACGCTTTGCGTTGTCCTTATCTATTGAAAGTTTCTGTGCTGAAGCTGTGCCTGTTACTTGAGTAAAAGCAGCACCACTTAAAGCACTAAAACTTGAGTTATCAGCAGAATCTTCGATTGTCACATCGAGAGTTGGACTTGTACCAGCACCAGCGGCAGAATCTAAAAGAAATACAACTGCACCGTCATAATCTCTTAAATCAATACCACTTGTTTGGCCTGTAGCCGTCCTAGCTGCTGTTGGATGACCTGCGATCAAATTAATTTTGCCGAGGTTCTGTTGAATAACTGACATTTAAGCTGTCTCCTTTTTAGGAGTAGAAGGTTTTTCTTTTGGAGTCGCAACTTTAGGAGTTGCAGCCGCAACCTTCTTTGCAGCAGGTGCAGCTTTTTTAACAGCAGGCTCAACGAATAATTCAGCCTTATTGCTGCTAATTAACATTCGACCTACGTTCTCTTCAACTTCAAGTGTGGAGCCAGCCTTTTTAACAAGGCCAGCAACCATCACTCCTCTGATGAGTTTTACCTTCATCAATTTATGTTCCGAGGCAGAAAGCAGTTGGCTGTTTAACACCGAAATCAACGTCTTGTAACGCTACTATTCTAACGCTTCCTGATTTGGACATTGCAAATGGGTCAACAGTGATGTCAAGACCAGACCAGAACGCAGCTATCAACTGACTAAAGTCACCAAATAAGCAGTCGTTGTTTGTTAACTGGTTAGAAACAATTACTGGATAACCATTGATTTCATTGTTCGCAAAAACAAATTCACCAGATCCAGCATCTTTCTTAACGCTCTTCAATCCACCTCTAGCAGTCGCATTAACGATGTACTTAAGTGCGCCTTGATCAGCATTAGCAACAGCAACGTCTGTTTCCATTGCAATCAACTCAGCAAAAGTACCAACACCAGTGATTGTTGCAGTACCAATACCAGTTGTATTTGTGATACCAGTTGGCTGGTTAGATGAACCTGAACCGTAGATAGCAGCAGTATCTAAAGCAAGAGCAATTTGCTTCGCAATATCATTACGAACCATTGACTCAACAGAGATGCTTGACTGAAGAAGAAGCTTTCTTGTGTAGTCAGTAGTAGCACCAATTGTCTTAGGTGTGAGGTTCACCTGATCGAAAGCCTGTTGGCTCTCAGTTACATCACTTCCCTCGCCGACCCAATATGCCGTCGATGCTGAAGTTTGCCTGGGGATACTGACATTTCCGTTAAGGCCATTTAATGTTGTAACTCCAGCCTGCATTACAGCCATTCTGTTGCGAAGAATGTCTATAAATGAACCAGCAAGAAGCTCAGTCTCAACTAAGTTTCCACCAGCAGTTGCAGTACCAACATTTAAGTCTCTTGTGTAGCCAGAAAGAACTTCATTAGGAACCAAGATTCCAGAAGCAGGCTTTTCATAACGCTTAGAAGCTTCTGCTGAAACTTCGTATTCAAAAGCAGCAGCATCTTGTGCTTGTCTGTCAGATGGATTTGCTAATGCGTTAATAGCTCTAAGGAAAGAGAAGCGTTTTACTTCTTTTGCCTCTAATCCAACTTCATTGGAACTTGAGTTCATGTCTGTTGACCGTATAGGAGTGTTACTTGCTTCAGACCTTTTTGAAATTAGGTCAAGAACTTCACCTCTAGCATCAGCAACAGACTTGCCGTTTTTGATCAGAGATTCAGTAAGCTCGTCTGCACCATGTTGGCGACAAACGGCATAAATTGTTGAAGTACGAACTTGCTCTTCTTCAAGCGCACGTTTTACTTCAGCCGCTGTATCTACTTCAACAGATCTCTCTGCTTTTTCGATAACAGGTTCTGGAGCTTCTACGGCAGGAGCCGTATCCACCACAGTTTCTTGTGATTTTTCTTCCATAGATGGAACCGAGGGTGATGCGGAACGTGCCGCAGAACTTATCTCCTCTTCAGGAGATTTGTTTTCAATACTAATAGTATTAGGTTGTGAGGTTTCAGTCACCTCCTCAGAAGGTGAGATTAGTGACCGTCCTATGCCAACCGTAGGGTCTGCTGGTATGGGGGTTACGCTGATTTCATGCACCATCCAGTCATCTGCCACGAACTCTCCATCTTTTTCTTCAATATTCTTTATTTGATAACCAAACGATATTCCACGTAAAATTCCATCTTTAACGTCTTCTAAGACTTCAGAAGCAAATTTATTGCGTGAAAAACGCACTTTTGCATATGCACGTTTTTTCTCTTTATCAATATATGCACGTTCAACTATCCCTATATGCCTATCTGGATCATGGTTCCAAAGAAGTGGTGCTGCACCAGAATTGAGACGACTAAAGTCAATAGAATTGTCATCATGCTTTAACACTTCTTTACCAAAATATCTCTCTACTGGATATTCGGAACTGAAAGGAAATTCAAAAGTTCGGCCTTTACCAACACTTCTAAACTCTGTAAGTTCTGTTCTTTGAAACTTTTCAGAAGGATCTCTTCTTTCTATAGAGGTTTCTTGAACTTCAGTTTTCTCAGTTGTCATTTAGAACGCCTCCTTTTGCGTGTTGGTTTTGGTGTCTCTTCAACTTGACCGACATCAAGTTCAAGTTGTTGTTGAACTGGTTCAAATTTTAAGTCCTTATCTAATGTTATATCTAAATTGTTTGCAACCTCTTGTTCTCTAGCCAATTCAGCAGCTATATCGTCATAATCACCTCCATTTGTTGCAGCTATAACTTGTGCTTTAGACATATAACCAGCTTGTTCTGCTTCTCTATAAGCACGAACCTCCTTCAACGGATCAACATAATGTTGTGCTGGTGGTGTCCATCTAGGCTTGCAATATCTAAGTGGCCTTGCTGAATAATCAGCAAAATCAAGTTGACCACTTAATACAGCCAATGAAAGCCACTCCTTGAAAACTCGATAATGGAAGTTATCTATTAAATAACGCTGAACAAATCTCCAATGCTCCCTATCTTCCAACAAGCTTAATCTTGAACTTGAATAATTAGTTTCACTAAAATCCTTACTGATCGTTTCAAATGAACATCCAAATCCAGTAGCAAATCTACGAATTTTATTCTTGACGAACATTTCATATTGCTGACTTGGATAATCAATATCTGGAACATGAACAGATTCACCTGGCATTAAATAATTCCATTGACCTGGCTGAAAATCTTGAACACGTTGTCCAGTCTCTACATCATCGCCAATTAACTCACCCTCATTATTTTGGACAAATCCCATTATGGAGGCGGCTGCCCTGGCTCGAATTACTGCGGCTTCTTCGTAGCCCTGCAATTGGTGGGCATCAGCCATCACGCTATGGAACCAAGGCACCCCTCTGTTTTGCCCTGGTCTTTCAGGCATAAATAAATGAATTACATCTTCCGCTGGTAAGAACACATGATCTTTCCCTGCATTAGGTGCGTTCAAGTAGTAAGCATCACCTGGATGCCTCGTTAAAATCGCATATCTTTTTGCTTTACCCCACTCATCTACTTCAACACCATTTCTCCACTCGTTATTTTTTGAAGTTACTTTGCCGTTATATTCCTCATCCAATAAATCACTCTCAATTAATTGAAGAGCTAAAGGAACGCCACTACTTCCAAATGGCTTGCGAACAATCCTAAATATTGCTTCACCAGATTCAGGTAATGCTCCTGTAGCTAACCATTCAAATTGATGAAAACTATATCGACCTGCTGTATCACAATTTTCTGGCCTACACCAATCATTCCACGCTTCTTCAATGGCTTTATTAACTCGTTGATCTCTTTTATTACCTCTTACTTGTGTAACCAAAGACTGAAACTTCATTCCAGTCCCAACAACATTTATCTGTGTTGTTCTTTTGGCTTGCTTTGCATAAGGATTATTCCTAACCATCTCCCTACTTCTATCTCTTAACTTCCTAAGACTTCCCCTTATCTCAGCATCAGCACTTAACTGACTACTCATCCAGTTAGCAGTCAGTCGATCTGATACTGCGCCTTGATAAGCTCTAATTTGTCGCCTTGGTCGAACAATGTCTGAGACAGCAGACTGAGCGAAGCCATCTCCTGAAGACCAAAGACCTTTCCATGCGTTGACTAATCCCATTGGTTTCCTCAGTTAAAGCGAACAAACATTGTGCGAGGGTTGCCAAGACCATTGGCTATTTTTTCAGCGGCTTCCTCTCTAGCCAATTCAGCCTTTAATTTGGCTTCTAGCTGAAATAATTCTGCTAAATCATATTTTTTAGCACTTCTAGTTCCAATTTTATATTCTTTTACTCCTCCACCACTTGCTACTGTCCTGATTGCAGCTTGAACTTGCTCTAAATCTTTTCTTATCTGACTTCTACCGTCATAAGCAGCAGCCGTACCTGTATAAGCAAGAGAAGGTAAGACTTCAAATTGCCCACTTAATATTGTTTGTTTTTCTTGTCCAGATTTAGCTGCAACTGCCTGAAAATACCAATCTCCAGCGTCAAAATTAGCTGTAACAGTCGATGCAACCGTAAATTGCCAACCCGATAAATACGCTGTGCTAGTAACAGTTGCCCCTTCAGCAGCAGTATTTGTCCTCAAATAATAAGTAACGCTCCAATCTGTACTGGTGATTGCATTACCAAATACGTCTTGTGTCTCCGAATCTCGCCACTGAAGTATGTCTCCAGCACGAACTTTAGAAGGAATAGCCATAATTAATCACCAATTAGCGACAAAATTACGCTTTTTAGCTGCTTTTTGTCTCCCTGATCTTAGCGGAACCTCCTGCTTAGGCTCTGTAGGATTACGCTTCTTTTCTAATTGATCCCAAATTGTTCTTCGATCATATCTTTGCCTGAATCTGCAAAAAGCAGCGTAGGCATACACCATTTCATCTAAAGCCTCGTTTCTTGCATTGCTTTTTTTAACCCAAACTCGTTCTTGGTATCCATGTTTATATCTCAACACTTGTCTCTCTGCTGTTAACTCTTGAAAGTAATCGGTGGTGATTGTTGGATAAAAATGTATATAACCATCACCTAATTCTGCATCTTTCAACCTGTTATGAAGTGTTGTCTTTATAGTATCGACCCCAACAGGGAATAATTGAACCCCTTTTCTTAATGCCTTTCCTGAAAAGTTTATATCTACTTTTGTTGGTTTACCTATCGGTGGTTTACCTTTCTGGCCCATACCCTTAATTCCAATTAATCCTAAATGAGATCTTTCCCTGACGTACTGATAAACCTCCTGAGTAAAATGACCTCCAGTATCAATTGCTGCTGAATCAATTTTCAATTCAACTCCATCTTCATTTTTATATTTATCCATTAATACTTCATCCATTTGCTTCCATAAATCTGCCCTAGCTGGAGAACCATAAATAACTTTTCGATCTACTAAATACATTTCCTCATTACGACCTATCCCCCAGAGGCTCATAGATAATCTATCGTCTTGTACGTCGCATCCAAGACTCAACATAAGAACTTCTTTTGGAGGTACACCTTTTTCATATTTTTCGTTCGCTGCCCTCTCCATCAGCCCTTCAGCACCAACTTTGCTTGCATATTCATCTTCCCAACATTCACCCAATGTCGTATTAATCCATGTCTTTAGCTGTTCTGGATCATTTTTACTTAGCAAAAACTCTTCTACTAAGTTCGACCACTCCGCATTTGGTGAATAAGAATAAGCTGCCCAAATATGAAATCCAGCGTGACGACCATTACCAGGCTGCGTTGCTCTCCACTCACCACGCTCAACCATCCATCTTTTCTTACTGTGAGGAATTAATGCACCACATTCTTCACACGCATAGGAAGCAGTCAACGGATCATCATCTTGCCAACGCATATTAGGCCAACGCAAATATTGCATGTGACCACAGTGACAACATGGAACGTAGTACCTTCTTTGATCCGACTGCTCAAACAATCGTTCTATTCTTGAAAAATCTTTAATAGTCGGTGTACTACCAGCAACTATTTTTCTATTCCAAAAATATTGTGTCCTAGCTATACCCAGCTTGATTTGATCTCCTTCAGTGCCAGCCGATGCAGGATAACCATCCGTTTCATCAAACAAAACTATTCTTCTACTTACTCTTCGGAAACCTCTAGCACTATTTGCACCTACTAAAGATAAAACTCCACCAGGAAATTGTTTCTGTAAAATTGTATTATTACTATCCCTTGTTTTAGCATCACTGACCAAATTTGTTAAAACTTTAGTGTCCCTAATCATAGGGGCTATCTCCTCTTTCGAGTAACCAGCAGCATCCTCAATTGTTGGCTGGACAACCATAATGCCGCAGGGGTCTTGATGGATATGGTAAGCAATAATGTGATTTAAAATCTTAGAATATCCAACCCTAGCTGACTTCATTACCGTAACTTGTTCAATCTTAGGATCAGTAATTGCATCCATCATTGCCTTTTGATATGGCAAAGTATGCCATCTGCCTCCTTCAGCACTTGACTCAGCACTTAAATAAGCATATTCATCAGCCCACTCACTGAGAGTTAACTTTTTAGGTGGCTTAAATGCTAAATAAGCACTTTTTTCTAACTCAGTAAGACTCATGCTGCTTGTGGTTCAGCTAATTCTTCTAAAGCCTCACGAATAATGTCATCTAAATGAGCCATTGCATTGGTGTCTAGGTCAGGAATCCTTTGTTTTGCTTTTGTTGGCACACCTAAAAGCTTGGTTCTGGCTGTAGCAATGATATTTTCCCAACTTGTACGCACTTCATCCATCGAGACTAGATCTTCTTCCTTCTGCTTACGCTCTAGCTCTAATAATTCAGCCCTTAAATGCTCAGTCCTAGCCCTACTTTCATCATATTCAGGTATAGATTCGTATGTTTTGCTATTTCTTTTCCTCCCACTTCCCACTTTTTCAACTCTTGGGCCAGATGACTTTCTTTTCAATTCATTCCACATCGTATCGCTGTTAATCAAAATATTTCCTTGGGCATCCTCCATTGCGGTCAATTTGCCCCTTTTTATGGACATGTAAACCGATTGCAGAGTCACCCCTAATTGCTCCGCTGCTTCCTTCCGTGAAATGAGTGGCATGTAACAGAATCGTATGTTTGTTACATTAGCGTATCTTGTTACATGTGCTATAATGTTCGGCCTTTACTAGCGTCTTAGATAATAAATGCTAATCCTTTAACAGTTTTAACAAACTTAGTAGACTTGTGCCTAGAAAAATTTTGCGACTCGAACTAACCA